CCCAAAAACAATCTATGTTGTTTGTAATTACCACATCTAAATCCATGTATAAGGTTTCGCCCATAAGACCATTATCAGGATGAAATAACTGCATTTTATTCCACCAGCCTTGTAAATCATGTAATGGAAATTTTCTAAAATTGATATGATGTGGTTGTTTTATAATCTGTTCAGGATTAGGATGGTCTGTAAAACAATAAAAGTTGTGAAGATAGGTACTATGTCTTTGTACCATGTTGTACAATTTTTCAACATATTCTAGTGAATACTTGTCGCCATAACAGACACAAGCAAAGTTTCTAAAAGGTCCTCTTAATCTCATATTATCAGCCAATTGTATACCGCCCTCATACTCATTATTAAATACATAAATTCCATTAACATTCTTGGCCAGTCCCTATCTTTCCAACCAAAATATACCCACATGACACAGGCGATTATACTAAAAGTCCAACCAACCCATTGTGTCGCAATGTTGGCACTTGATAAGATGTAAACACTTATCATAGCCAATCCAAAGCCTAACCATCTTGCTCCATTTAAATCTCTATAGTACCTTATTTTCATACTGTCTTTTGAGAGCTTCATAAGCTACTCCACTTCCTATTTCATTAAGAGTAAATTGGTGTTCAGACATAACCGTCATCCACTCTCTGATTGCTTTTACATTAGGTTTATATGGTGTTTCAATCATACTTAAATCTGTAGTTGTTACAGGCGAAGCAACATTCTTTTCATCTGTTATTGCTGGTACATTATTTGTTACTGCGTCAATAGCTGATAATGACATATTAGTTACCAAACAATATGTATCCTTCAAATCTTCCGTTATAGGTTTATTCCACCATTTATTTCCAGGTCTTGGTTTATTTCTTACAACTATTTCTCTTTTAGTATGCTTCTTTAATTCTTTTACTGTTTTATCAATCCATTCTTCTTGTGAAATGTTATTGATATAATATGTTACTGTAGGAGATGAAGGACAAACTAGTATCTTTTTTCTACCCTCTGCCCAACCTGGATAAATGCCCACAATACCTTTATCAGTTAGTTCATCTAATCTTTTACCATCAGTTAATATACCATCTTTAGTGTGAATACCACCTTTTATAATTCTAAAATAAGTATATTCTTTATTGTGTATTTCTGGTTTTGGGTATCTTGTAATCTGTTCAGTAAAGTAACCTACATCTACATACCACCATTCTTCTCCTAGTCTTTCACACTCTCTAATTAAACCAATATTATTGGCTCCTAAACCCCAAAAGAAGTTTATATTTCTGTCGCTGTCGTCTTTCCAACCCTTTTCTATGTAAGGCCAAATTTGATGTGAGAGGCAATCGCCCCATTTCATTTTATGTGTTACTAACATATTTCCATGCCGTTCCATCCTCTATTTCTGACATTGTAAATTGATTGGCTAATAATGAATCTATCCATGCCTGTCTGTCGCCACAATATAAAGGGTCCTTTATTTGTGATAAGTCTGTTAATGATACCGGTAAACCCATTGATTCATTAGCACAAAAGCTAGGTACACCAGCCATAATAGATTCTACGACTACAGTTGATTGATATGATACTGTACAATAGGCATTCTCTAAATCCTTTTCTAATGATACTTTACTATCTTTAGTTCTAATTTTAATTTCTTTTCTAGTATGTTTCTTTATTTCTTTTAAAGTATTCTTTTCCCAATCTTTATTGAAATAATAATATGCTCTCACATGGTCACTAGGTGGTATAAAAAGAATATAATCTCCCTCATACTTCCAAGGTTTCATGTGTACAAAAGGTCTATACTTTTCTATTCTTTCATAATCAGGTTTATTTAACTTCTTAATATCTCTAATATGAAAATAGTTTTTAGTTAGTCTATATATTTTTTCACCAACTTCTCTGGATACATTATGTTTATTACCAAACAAATAAGCATGGTCAAAGAAATAAAAGTCTTGTTCTTTTTCTACAGCTCGTTCTATTAGTTGGCCTGTGCCTCTTAACATACCAAATACTGCAATAGGATTTTTAAACTCCCAATCATAATCCCACATTGTAGTTATGTATTGGTCAACACTATCACCTGGTCTTTTATATAAAGTGCCTTTCGCACTTTTAACTAAAGCTCTAATAGGTATATCTGTACTCTCTCTTGTTTCAAATCCGTCTATCATTTTTGTCCTAACATACACTCGTCATGGTTTCTAAACCAATCTTCAGCATAATCACATTCTCTATAATCTGTAAACCATGGACCACCCTCTGTATAGTGTACATTCTTTACATCTTCTTTGTGTTCATACTCACCAACAAGCCAGTTCCATTCTAATGGTAGTTCACCGATTAGTTCTTCACTTTCTAACCATTTAAATTGGTGTAGTTCTAAACCACTTGCCTTGTTTACATAATCTGGTGTAAGTGTTGTACACTTCTTACAATTCATCAACATAAAACTAGACCAGTTTTTCTTTGGATATTTTGTTTGTACTTGACCTAAAAATTTTGTATCTGTCTTTGGTGTATAATCATGTTTACAAACTTGAATTGCTTTACTGTCATCTCTCATTCGCCATAGTTCAGCAATGTCTTCAAACATTAACATATCACAATCCATAAACAATGCCCAACCTTGATAGTTCATAAGGTGTGGTATTATAAACCTACTAAATGAAAACTCTGTGCTAGACAAAGCAGTTCTTTCTCTTACAAAGTCATCTTTTAAATTATTTAAAGCAATAGGTGTAATCGAAACAGGCTTTGTACTATTTTGTATTATACTATGTGATAGCACATTGTAAGCCACTCTTTCTTTGTTATCGTAACCTATAAAAATATTAATCATCTTCTACCCTCTCTTATAACCATTTGGTTCTCACCACTAAAACCTTGGTTCTTTCTACTAGGTCCTTTTGTATGGTCATAATACATACCTAAAATTGACCTTGCTTGTACATGGGCTTTCTTATGGTCGCCTATGTTATTATTCATTACTTTTCTTTCTTTCTCAAACTTAATTCTTACATGGTCCCAAACAAAACTATCATGGCATTCTATTAGTTTATATATGTCATCACTATTATACATTCTTATCATCTCATCAGCATAATTTTGTATCTCTGGATGTTTTAGATTAAAACCTAAAAAACCACATTCACTATATTGACCACCTCTACCAAGATAAGTCATCATACAATCTTCTTTATATAGTTTCTCAGCTACAACTTTTTCAGGCATAGGGTGGTAGAATACACTATCTGCGTCAACACCCATAATAAAATCATAAACACCCATATATTGTTTTATAGCATGACAATACCCATAAACTTTGTAACTAAATCTTACTGCGTCTTGTAAAAAATCTTTTGCTGGTCTATGTTTGTTTCTTTCTACAAATGCTTTTAAATCAGGTATTGATTCATACATACCATCATCTTCATTATATACAGTATAAGGCCATGACCAATTATAAGTTGCCTCAAATCTATGAGCATACTCTTTGTATAGTTTATTATTCCATGTTGTAATTGTCAATAGTTTCATATTTGTACCTTATATACTTTTTTCCATACTGCAAAGTTTAATATAATAAACAATTCTTTTTGAGCATAGAGACCAATAGATTTTTTATTCTTTGAACCTTTAGCCTGAAATTCTTTATTGTTCAGATATTTATTATCAATATCATCACTATCATATTCAAATAAATCTTGCAACTCTTTATCTTTTAATATCTCTCTTATATAATCTTTTAACACACCATTATTTGGAGCTGGTTTAAGTTCAGTACCTACTATGATTTCATCTGTAGGAAAACGCCAACCTGTTTTTACATGAGATAATATTTCATCAGGCAATCTATTTCTAAAAGCTTGTTTCTGTAATAACTTATTATCGTGTAATGGTTTTTTAATAAACTCTGGTGGTGATTTTAATTTACCAGGTATTGCTCTAACATAATCTCTTATACATTTATTCATGTATGGAAATCTGCCTTCCATACTAAATGCCATACCTAACTTATCGTTTCTAATTAAAAAGTCTTCAGCTAAGGCATTTAAACTTTCAATGTATAAAAAATCATTTAAACTATCACCTGTCATAGGTGTTGTAGGTAACCAATCATACAAATAGTCCATCATATCTTCGACACTACATTGTATTTCTGGATTTTTTAGTTTTCTATTGTGCATAGATAAACCACCTAACTTTCTTTTCCAATCGGGCTTTGTGTGATGTTTATAACCAGCAAATAATTCATCACCGCCGTCACCAGATAATGTAACTGTTATATTGTTTTGTGCAATAAACTTGTTTGTATTATAATATGTTGGAAAAGATTTACCTTGTCTTGGTTCTTCTAACGCATAAAAGGTATCTTCTAATGCGTCAACATAATCTTGTTGTGATTGATTTACTGTATTATTAAATACTTCAAATTTTTCTGCAATAACTTTTGCTAAATTACTATCATCATTTAATCTACTATTAGGGTCAAGTAATTCAAATTCAGAGGTAAAGGTATTTGGTTTTACCCCCAATTCTTTCATCTCATAAAGTATGGATGTGCTGTCGATACCACCTGATAAAAATAAACCAATATTTCTTCTACCCATTAAGGTCTGTTTTACAGCCTGATTTACTCTATCTCTTATTTCATGTGTGTGATGATATTCGTATTTGTAATTGTTTAAGTTTCTTTGATTGATTACATTACTTTCAATTACATCATAAGTTCTAACTTCACCAGGTACTAGTTTCTGTATGCCTTCAAATAGTGTTAGGTAACCTGCATTGTAACCTGCTTTTTGATAATGTGCAAATGCTGGCTTACTTAACTTTCTTTCGAAACCTATTTCTAATAATGCTTTGATTTCGGATGAAAAACAAATGTTAAACTGTTTATCAAAGCCATAATAAACTGGTTTTGTGCCATTTGAATCTCTAGCTAATAGTAATTGTTTTTCTCTTTTAAAATAGATTGCAAGACCAAACATACCATCTAATTTATCTAAAAAGGCGTCACCATATTTTTCAACACCTCTTGCAATAACTTCGGTATCTGTATTTGTTGTTAGTTCAAACTCGGCACCTAGTTCTTTATAGTTATAGATTTCACCATTAAATACTACGACTAAGTTGTTATGATTCCAAGGTTGTATTGATTCTGTAGGCTCATCTACAATAGATAATAGATTATGACCAAGTGTTACAAACTCATCATGCCAAGTTCCACGGCCGTCTGGTCCTCTATGGTGTGATTTTGCCACCATATTCATAACCATACTCACATCTTTTTTAAATATACCGTGAATAGCACACATATTAAGCCTTTATAAAAATTGTTTCTTTTTTCATTCTACCTTTTTCAAAGTAACCAAAATCATTTAATATCTCTGTACATACATTCTTATATGTTCTTTCTTCATCATTTCTAGTTGGCATTTCAATACAAATAACCGGATTGTGTTCTTCTAATATTCTTTTTGCACCAAGTAAAACTTCCTTTTCATGTTGTTGTACATCTATCTTTATAAAACCAACTTTGCCTGCATACTTTGGCATGAGTTCATGGTAATAATTATCTAACATCATCATATCAACAGTATCTATAACTTCTTTTATTTTATTATCTACAGGCGTTATTCTTAAATCACCACAACTATCACTTGTAACATATAATCTTACATCTTCAGCTTGTTTATCAGATAAGGCAACTTGTTCTAATTGATAGTTCTTTATACCTTCTAAATTTTTATGACAATGTTCCCAATTTTCTCTACCAGGTTCAAATGCCCAAACAAATCTAAATTCTTTACACAAAGGTTTTGTCCAAAATCCTATATTTGCACCAATGTCAATGGCTATATCCCACTCTGTAACAAAACTTAATGCAAAATCTCTCTGTGCTTTTTGATATTCACCACCTTTTATTTGTTTATGAAAGTGATTATCCCATTCTGGTATTGACCAACTCATCTCGCTTCTTTTCCTCTAACATCTCTTTTACATTTTAAACAAGGTGAATTAGGATAC